ACTGAGGTATCAGACATTATCTACACAAAGTTATATGTTACTGGCAAGACTGATGATAAAGACACTAACAAGGGTCATATCGGTAGCATTAATAATGGTATGGAATATATCGTTGATGATGATGCTAACCGCAATATGTACGCTATAGGTGCATCACAACAAAAGCCTGTTTACTTAGAGGGTGCTATCACAAACACTATTTTAAGTGAGCCACAAGCATTATTGGATTGGGCTAAGGAACAGATGGCTATTTTTAACCATCCACGTTTCAACTACACTGTTAATCCACTACACGACCAAATCGTTGCTTTAGGTGACAAAATAGCCGTTCAAGATTTTCATATCAAACCTGAAATACTAATAACAAGCCGTGTTATTCAAAAGACTACATCATTTGCTAGTCCTGAGAACAACACTTTTGTTTTAGGTGAGTTCAGCTCTATCTTTACTGATAGCATGAACAAGAGTGCAAACGTTGTCAACTTGATTAAGAAAGATGTCACAGTAGTTCAAGAAGCTGCTGATTATGCTAAAGCACAAGCTGATGCAGCCCATGCACAAGCAGTTATAGCACAAGAACAGGCAATACACGCCCAAACTAGTGCTG